GTTTGATAGCGATAATATCGCTGTACTTTATAGCACTTTCATCATTGTCTTGGTGATACCACAACCACCCATCACTACCATCTGCACATCTTATTGTGAACATAAAGTTGTCAGTTATCTTATACACTAACCGAAAAGAACCATTTGGATCAACCTTCATCGCAACTCTCCTATATAGTCGTATCGAAAGTAGTCAAGATCTGGAATACGTTCAGTAGACCATATCTTGCTGAACCCACTATCACGCAGTTCTGCATCTAATTGTGCTGGCATAAACTTCCAAAGATGTCCCGCATCCAGCTTGACATCCGCTCTACGACAGTCAACGGACAAGTAGATCCTTCCCCCTGGCTTGAGAACTCTTGGGATCTCATTATGAAGTAGTTCAAGAGCATCGGGGGTGTGGTCAAGCATATTACAAGTCCAAACGCTGTCAAAGCGGTTTGTAGCGATGTCGTAAATTTCGTAAGGGCAATAGGTAACATTTCGGCTTTCTCCAATAATCGTAAATTGTGGTAATTCACGTTTTAGAGCATTTAGCGATGGTTCAACCGCCCAACACTCGATTGGCGCACCCTCGAAGAAGGAAACTATGCTAGATCCAAGATCCAGCACGGAATTACCTGGGAACATCGGTTTCGGGTTAGTCCAGAACCGATTAGCGTCATTTAGTTTCATTCTGGCGAAGTGTCCTCGCCCAACATGGTTCTGGTAGCCTACTAACCAGTCACGGCTAGTCGGTTTTAGCTCGGTGTTGAAATGGCGCACCCACCAAGCGACTTCGTACTTCTGAGCGACATCAAAGCGTTGTTGATCTTTTGTGTTCTGCATTTTTACTCCTTTTTAGTAAGTTTATTCTATTATACTCCAAATTGTTTGCAATTCAAGGCAGAATGTGTTAATATGCTTGCAAGATTGCGATTACAAATAAAGGAGTATGATTATGGCGAAAAGCGTTTTCAAGCAGATGCAAGCGGGGGCAAAAGCGACGGATTGGGCATCACTCATTCCGTCGGTTACAAGTTTCATTCGTGAACTATTTGTTCAGGTATCAGGTGCAATAACCATCATGTCATTGATGGGGATTGATATTATCCTGGGTGGAATATCTGCATATTTTATGTTTCAGGATGTTCCTTTGGTTCCTGCTGGTTGGTTAGCAGCAATGTTTAGTATTGCGCTTTCTGGTATCAGTTATCGACTTTGGTTGATGGTTCGGAAAGGATCTAAATACGATACATGGGTAATGATACTTCTGGCAATAATCACACCACTGGATCTGTGGGTGGACATGGCGTTCATGGAAATAGTTTACGGTACAGGAAATGTATGGTTGTTTATGTCAAAAGAGGCGTTCGCAGCGGTTCACCGCCCTCCGTTGTGGTGGGGTTTCCTTGTCCTCATTGGTGTCATCACCCTGGTAAACGAACCACTTACTGCGGTACTAACTGAGGCAATGAAGAAAAAGAAGGACTTCAACTCACGGTATCAGACAAAAAGCAAGCCAACTGCACCGAAGGTACAACAAAAATACGTACCTAAACATCGCCCTAATACTGGAACCCATGTCCCTGTTCGAGCGTCGAATTACTCTGGTCGTCCTGGGGAGACGGTTGTAGAGGATCTAAATAAAATACTTGGAGGATGATATGGCAACGATCACATCGGAAAATAACCCTACACTTCACGCAAGATTACTTGCAACGATGCAAAGTGAGACTGTAGGATGGGAACGGCCTTCCTATGTCATGAACGGTGGTATGCAGTACCGTGTTTCTGAACAGGCGGATCAGTCGTTTGAGTTTGTTGAGGTAAACAGCGAAGTCATGCACGATAGCGTCTCAGGTTTACCTGGGAGGCCGTAATGATAACGAATGACGATAAAGGAACTGTGGAGACGAAAGATCAATCCCTGAACATCCTCTTACTTGCATTGAAGTTCGAAGTCGTCGAACGTATCGTTGGTCAAGATGACAGCAAAATGTATCTCAGGTATAAGAACACGAAAGAATTGCAAGAACTGGTAGAACGCTGGCAAAGCAATAAGCCTATACCTGTAAAGGATGCTCGTGACTTCTTCCTTGGCACGGAGATATATTACTCGAACCTTCATGCTCACTTAGATGAAATGAAGGCTCGGCGTTTCCGTGGCTGAAAAGTATTACACACTTACACCGACAGAAGAGAAGATCCTCGAAGATGGAATAAGCAATCCAAATGTCATCGCAGGATACTTCTTTAGACCCGCAGGGGCGGATCAGGGTTTCCAATTCGACTATGGGTTTACGGATGAGGGAAAGTGGCAAGAAGATGTTTATCTTGCGATCCAGAAACTCATAGTCGTGATTGGTGGTGTCGGTACAGGCAAGACCCTTGGTGTTGGTATGGCTGCTGCATGTTGGGCCATTACTACCACCGACTTTCGCTTTCTGAACGTAGCACAAAAAGCATGGCAAGCTAGGCTTATGTACGATCTCATTTTGAGATACGCACGTAATACGCCATTTGAAAAGATGATCTTTGCGATGCCTAGTCGCCCATACCCAAAAATTGTTATCCGGTTCAAATATAGGGGAAGGCTTGTCGAAAGCATCCTTGAGTTTATGTCAGTCGATAAGAACGCTACTGGTTTGTTCTCATGGCGTGGTGACTGGATCAACATCGAGGAGGCAGGGTTATTGGACAACCTGAATGAGATTGTAGCAAATATCGTTACCCGTCTAACAGGATCTAGCCCTATGGGTCGTCCATACGTCGGTAGGCTTTCCCTTATTTCTAACCCGTGGGATGTACCGCACCTCTGGTACTTGTTCGACATGGCGAAGTCAGATCCTTCGTCTTTGTCGATGGTACTTTCGACACGTCACAACCTGAACGTTACCCAGGAGCAAATTGATCAATTGCTCAAGCTGATCCCAGAGGATGAACACGAACGGTTCTTGGACGGTGCCCGTCCTGAGGGTAAAGGCTCTTACTTTGCTAAAGAAACAATATACAAGTGCGAAAACAAGTTACTAGGAGAACTGGCAGAGGCTAAGTTCGATAAGGGCGAAGAAGGCTATGAGATCGTAAAGGTGGATGGTGCAGGGGTCGTAAGGTTTGCATTTCCTTTCCTGCCAGATAGACTTTACATGCTATTAGGAGATCCTGGGATCGATAATGCGCCCCATCGTAACTCACCTGTACTCATGGTCTGGGATGTTACCGACTTCCCCAAAAAACCAGCGATACTCGTAAACTTCTGGTGGGGGTTTGGTCACAATCAGATCACTCCATTTGTTGAGAAGATGCGTGAACTAAAGGAACGCTACGATCCTATATATACTGCAATAGACAGTACAGGCCCACAAAGGAACATGGCGGAAGTCGTAAACTCTGCATACTATACCGATGAAGATGGAGAGACAAACGGAATTGCAGGACTTGACTTCTCCGGTGCAAAGAAAATGGCTTACTTGGTCACGTTGCGCATTTTGCTCGAAAAGGGTAGAATGATGTGGCCGAAAAATATTTCTGGTATAAGGAGCCAATTAGCCAATTATGATCCTATTCATGACAAAAAGCTGGCGCAAGATATTGTCGCTACTATGGCAATGTTTGCGTTTGTTGCAAGAAGTTGGTTTCACGTTGATCCAAGCAGTCTCAGAGATCCTGAGGACGATGGCAATACTCGCCAACCGCTGCGCAGACTGGCTAGAAAGGTTCGTAATGTTAGATCAAGGCGACGGGACAGAATACATCCAGCGGATGTCTTTCAAGGAGAGAAATACGAGATCTACGAGGATTAGATAATAAAACTACTGCACTTTCATCAAATATGCAGTAATATCCTTGACAACTAAAAATTTTCTGGTAATATGCAATTAGGATTGCAACACTATAATGGAGGCCATTTATGTTGCGATCCTTTTTCGCATCTACTGCTGATCAAGAAACCGAAGTAAAGTACGCACCATATCAAGTTGATGACATTCCTGGTTTTCCTGCAAAGGAATACAAGAAACAGGTGTCTCTTTACCGTGAGTGGGAAGGGTGGTACACAGGACAGAAGTTAGAGGAAACCGTCGTAGATCAAGGCGAAGAGATCGAACTTTATCCTGCACGTATCAACCCTCTTCCTGGTGCTGCGCTGAAACATGCACATACTTTGTTTGGAGAAATGATCGACGACGGTGCACCACTTGTTTCACCAAAGTTTGTAAAAACAGCGAAGTTCACGGAAAAGATGGTAGCCGATGTCGAAGAGGCACTCCGCACCATCTGGAGTGATAGTGCTGGAAGAACGACACAATATACAAACGGCCTCATTTCTCAGATCTACGGGGGAGCAATATTCAAGGCAGATTATCTGCCACAAGATAAGACAAGATCATATCCAATCAAGATCAGTAAAATTCATCCCCTGAACTTCATGGGTATTCTATATCCTGATGAAGAGTTTCGCTTGAGTGAGGCATGGTATGTAAAGAATGTCTCCGCCGAAACTGCTAAAATGTATGGGGTTCAGGTAGCTGATGAAGAGGTTGGTCTTTGGGTTGAATACTGGAACCCAGAAGAGCACTCCGTCAAGATCAATGGAACTGCCATTCGTAGATCGTACAATGGTGTCATGAAGTCATTCGACGGTAAGAACTCATTCGGTGAGGTTCCTGTTGTCTATATCGCTCACGAACGTACAAACGGATTATGGGGAACATCCATGATCCACCCACTAATCGGTATGGTTCGTGAGATCAATGCTCGTGCTGCCGACTACGGCGATGCCGTATCTGATGACAGTCACGAAACGTTTGCTATTCGGAACTCCTCAAACCCCAGGATGATCAATGTTGGCGGAAAGAGGCTACTAGACTTGGGTTCGAACCAGTCGGCGGTAGGAATGAACTCTGGAGATCCAGATGTATTTTCGTTCTCAGATGCCAAAGCGTCTGCGCCCATGTCTCAGATTGTCGATGATCTTTATGACCATTTCCGAAGAGAAGCGTACATTCCTAAGGTTGCCGATGGTGAGGATGAAGGATCACAGCGTTCAGGGTTGACCCTGGCTTTCCGTATGTGGCCTTTGACTAGCCATGTGAGTACAGAACGCATCCTCTGGACTTCTGGCCTGAACCACTTCACAAAAGTGATACTTCGCTTTATGAAGGAGAGGAAACTGGCTGGAGTAACCGAAGAAATGGCAAAGGCTACTATTAGGCAAGAGTGGTTGCCTATGATGCCACGAGATCGAGAAGCAATGGTGAACGAGGCAGTACAAAGGATTACTAACGGATTAGGCTCTCCTCAATCGATGCTGCGATTGCTTGGTGACGTTGAAAATGTCGATGATGAAATGAAACTCATCGAGGCATGGAAAAAGTTCCTGGCAGAAGTCGAAGCACCGCCTCAACCTTTTGGCGACCAGAGTGGCAACGTTGGCTCTGGTCAAAAGAAGCAACCGTCAAACAAAAAGACGGAAACATCTCAGACAACGGAGTAAAAAGATAATGCGTACATACGATTACGAAACCGAAGTATGGGTTCCCGCCCGAACTTCACTGTTCTCAGATCAAACCGCTGGTGAAGGCAATCAAGGGAATGTTGGTGCAGGGGATAGTGGTAATCCTCCCGCATCAGCAGGAACTCCAGCCGTAAACCAAGGGACGAATTGGGAAGCAGCGTACAAAACCCTTCAACGCAACCACAACGATCTTCAATCAAAGCTCGCTAACGTGGAAGGGCAAAATAACAACTTATCAGCGCAATTAGCCACCCGTGCTAACGAATTTTCTGACGTTCAGACACAGTTACATGCTGCACAAGCAAACATCGAAACACTAACATCGCAGGTAACAGGTTTGGAAAGTGAGAAAGGCAGTTTGTCGGCTACGCTGGAAAGATCAAAGCTCATCATGGGTGAGTTCCCGCAATTAGCGTCATTCGAGGCTCAGGGGTTGCTGCCCCAGGCTCAAGATGTCGATACGATGCGGGATGTCTTTACGAAGTTTTCCGCTACTATTCAGGGAATACAGGAAAGTGCTGTCGCTAACCTTATGGAAGGCGCATCCCCTGAACCTGTTGGCGGAAGCGATGCAGGAGACGGGAAACCCGTCACTATGACTGTAGATCAGGCGTGGCAAAAAGTCGTTCAGCTTTCGGGCGGTAGCGATGGTGCTGCGTATGATGCTGCATACAAAGAATATCTTGACTTGCTCTCCAATGAGCAGGAAATATCAGGAAACATGGAGTAACATAAAATGGCTACTGGTGACTTCGATACCTATTATTCGGATAATCCGTGGGAGAACCTGGACAAGAACCAGCGTCAATGGTACGACCCTGAATTGATGCGGATCTGGCGACAGAAGAATGTTTTCTCGCAGACTATCCCCTTCAAGATGAGCAACCTGGACGTTCGTGCCAAGACCATGACCGTCTCACAGTTGTTCGATCCTCATGCCAACTTCAATGCACTTGCCTTACGCCAATTGTGGCTGCCTGCTGCGCACCTGGATAGCCGATCAATCGACATTACCTTCACCCGTCACGGTGGAAAAGTCGCATACCACAAGTATGATGACTATATCACCTACTGGAAACAAGATGGTGTCAATGGTCTGCGCCGTATCCTAAATGGTGCCCTGGGCTACCACATGGTTGAGGTTCAGGAAATGTTAGCACGTAACGCTTACATCTCCGGTGCTTTGACTGGTGGTTTCAATATGATGAGTGGTGGTGGAACTGACTTCTCAGCTATCTCTACGCTGGACAAGTTTGACATCACTGATGCAATGGACATCTGGCTCGGTATGAGCTACCGTGACGTTCCGCAAGCGCAGGGCGTAAACGGTGCTGGTGCATCAATCATCTGCTACACCTCCCCAGGTGTAATCTACGACATTCAGAACGACACGAATTATACTGGTGTTGCTCAGTATGCTGACACCTCACGGTTGCTCAACTACGAAGCTGGCGCATACAAGAACGTTCGTTTCGTTCAGACCCCCCGTGCGACACTCTGGAACTGCGGAACACTTACCGCTCAGGCGACGGTTTCCGCTGCTATCACCGCTGGCGATGGCGCACCCGATCCCTCAACAACCAAAGTTGATGGAACGTATGCGACTGGTCAGGATGGTGCTACGCACTATATCCAGTTGGGCGCAACAAACACGTGGTCTGCTGGTTCTGCTACGGGCATGGCTGCTTTCACCGCTGGTGACATCATCACCCTGCACACTCTGCGAACCGCATCCTACGGCATCACCAATGGTGTCAACTTCCAAGATGGTACGCTGCACAATCGGCGCATTATCTCGGTTGACGCTGGCAACCGCCGACTGACCCTGGATCGTCCAATCATGTTGGACTTCTCAACCGACCTTGGCGCAGGCGTTTACGCCTACGTCAGTAAGGGACGACATATCCATACGAGCATCTTCGTTGCTGCCCCGACTGGTATTGTCGCTGGTGTGGCTCAGCCTCCTCGGTTCCACACTCCCCCGCCTGTAGATGACTTCAACAGCATCTATCGGTTCAGTTGGGATGACTATATGGGCTATCAGCTATTCAACCCCGACGTGTTCGAGGTTATCTTCTCCGCTGGTACCACCCGTGTGAAGGGCGACAAGGTGGTTCAGTAAATGACCACTCTCGGAGAGTTCGTTGAGCGTGTCCGCCGTGCCGTTGATGATGAGATCGTTGTAGGGGAAGATCCGTTCTACTCTACCGATCTCCTCACCGACGCTATTGCTGCGGGTCACAAGGCAGTATTGCCATGGCACCCTAAGCTGGCTACCACAACCCTCACGGAAGATGGGGTGTATGCGGGAGTATTCCCGCTACCCTCCGACTTCTACGGGATTGATGGCCTCCGAGACGATGATAGCGGTAAGTTCTTGCCCTCCGTAAAAATGAGGGCGCAGGACTATCTTGGCGAAGATGTCACAGGGAACGAGTTCTATCTCTATCCCCAAGGTTACTTGACGCTTGCTGTAGAACCGGATAGTGGTGACGAGTTCACGCTATACTACAGGGCATACTGGACGGTTCCGACTGTCTCCAGCGGTACAGGATCTACAATGGAGATCCACCAATACCTCGAAGATGCCTTACTGTTCTACTGCTGTGCTTATATACTCGCCCCTGAGGGCGTGAGTTCAGCAAGCATCCGTCAATGGAACACACGTGCTGATAGTGGCAATCCTGAACATAATCCCGTAGCTGAACGATCAGAGTTCTTCATGCGGATGTTCGAGGCTGCTGTCAAACGTCACAGTGCTCATATCCCAGGTGAAACATGACGATGATCATTGATCAGATCCTTACTACTCTGGAAACTCATCTGACCGAGAAATTACAAACAGACATAGCGGTTACAGATGACACATACGCAGATGTAGTAAAGATCGGACGGTTCCAAGAGAACCCGAAACGTAAGAACGTTCACATTGCGATCTCTCACGGAGATCCAGAGAAACCTGAGTGGAAGGATGAAGTTGCTCACGGAAGTGAAAGCAATACCGTCCAGTTCAAGGTTCCGCCTCGTGAAATAGGCGGTGGTGAAGCATGGTGGCGTAGAGGTATTGTGGACTTCGGTGCGTACTACCTGAACAATGTCAATGAAAATGTTGCAAGGGCAAACGCATACGAATTATTCGGCAGGATACAGGCCAACATAAAGAACTGTACTGTATCTCACTTAACAGACGACTTCAACGAGCACGCTTTTATGCTCTTCCTAGCAGGATCAGAGATCTCCCCCACTGGTGGGGGTGGAAAATGGATCTGGCGTGGCAAAGTGCATTGGCAATGCTTGACTTTCAAGGAGTAACAAAATGGCAGTTTCCGCACAAGCTGGAACCTTTGGGTTCGGCGCACAAACTGGCAAGGGCAGCGTAGCAACTACATGGTATCGCCACCGTGCTAGTGACGTTGATCTTGCCTCTCTGGACGATCAGCGAACTGGCCCTCCCGAAGTTGGCGGTCAACCGATGCCAACTATCCCCTATAAGGGTGGGGTTGCCGTCGCTGGTGGTGCCATTATCAATCCTCGTTTGGAGGATACCTTTGGTTGGTTGCTGTATGGAGCAATGGGTTCAGTCGCTACCACGACAAGTGGTAATGTACGTACTCACGTTTTTGCACCTAGCACATCCTCACCAGAGTTTATCCCCTGGATGAGTTTCCGTAAGCACGTCACGGGCTTAGATGCAGATCTAGCAAAAGATCTTGGCGAGATCTATCAGGACTGTAAACTGGCTGGACTGGTTTTCAATCTCCCGAATGATGGACTGATCTCCGCCCGTTTGGATGCGCTTGGGCGTATCCCGTCTTACGATGAAGCACCCTCCGCATGGTCTTGGAGCAATAGCTTTGAGGATTACGAGAGTTTGCCGATTGGTGTATGCACTGGTGGCTACATCAAGGTTCCTTCGTTCTCCGCAGATGCTTTGCCCGTGGTCAGTGCGACTGTGGGTATCGTGAACCAACCGTTACCGATGAACCGTGAACGTATCTATGGTTCGCCGTACATGCGTGATATTACTATTGTAGGCCGACAGCTTTCAGTTGATCTGGTTCTGCAATGGGAAGATCCGAACTTGTACCGTGCCATTCATACTGGATCGAGTTCAGGTGCGTCATCCTGGTCTTGCGATCCGTTCACTACGGATCTACAGATCTTGGCGCAATCCCCAGGTAACATGACCGGAGAAAGCGTTCCTTGGTCACTCCAAGTAGACGCTGCTGAGGTTATGTTGTCGGTACAGGGTGGTATCCGCCTTGCTGGTAATGACGCAGTTATGCTGCGACTTACAGGTGTGGCATTGGCTCAAGCTGACGCTGCTGATTATGCAAGTTTCACTCTCAAGAACTTGACGACAGCATACACTTGGCCTTCCTAACCTGAACCCTGGTAACTAAAGGGAGGGGAGCAATTCCCCTCCCTATTTCACACGAATGAGATAAGGATCTATAAGATGGCACTCAAACTAATTGCCCCGATTGAACAGGTATTTCACTTAGAGATTACGGATAGAGAATTTCCCCCAGACGAGGGATCTGAACCAACTAGCGTAACGATCA